GTAAGCTTTGCGTCTTGCTCTGCGTAATTACCTACATACATTGCTGGTAGTTTATATAATTCTTTTTTAGGATCTATGCCCCAAGATTCTGCAGCTTCTTTCAAAGCTTTTTCATCTTTTACTTCACCAAGATAATCAAATGAAATACTATTAAGTGTGTACCATAATCTATTTTCATCTATTAAAGATGCCATAACCATAGTATCAATGATGTGACCATTAATCGGTATACCATATGCCTTAATCCAACATACATCATACATCGCATTGTGAAATATTTTTACTGCATCTGTTGCACAAACTTTTTTAAACCATTCTAAAACTATTCTTCTATCTAAATTACCACCACCTTCGTGTGCGATGGGATAATATCCAGACCAACCTTCTACAGCTACAGCTATTCCTACTATCTCTCCGTGGCCTTGTATAGCTCCAGATCCTTTTGATCTAAGATCAATATCTTTTGTTTCTAAGTCGATTGCAATATACTTTGCATCAGATAAATCTGGAAAACTTTCGGGACAATCCCATTCTGTTTGTACTGTAAACATTATTTCTTTTTAGTATCTTTTAACTTAAGTATCTCTAGTTGGCAATAGTGAATTATTTTTTCTAAGTCTTGTATCTTATTTTTATTCAAATATCTACAAACGTATTTTATAACACATCCCTGAAAGAACGAGAGGTTATTTTTTGAAATAAACTCATACGGCTGTATGAGAAACTTTCGATAATGGGATCCACCCACCTGTCTTGATTGTGGTTTATTTTTCATTTCTTCAAACATATTGATGTCTGTCATATTAATGGTACTCCTATGTTATATTGATATTCATAATCTTGATTGGTTATGAATAATTTTTCTTTTGCTCTTGTTATACCTACAAAGAAAGTTCTATGCTCCGGGTCAGGATCTTTTTGCGCTGATTCGTAAATGATTCTTTCTAAATCTGTAAACAAAACTACGTTATCACACTCCTCACCTTTTACACTATGTATTGTAGATAATTTTATTCTTGCTGGTTTCATCAAGTCATCGCCGTTTTTTAGAATCGTTCTAATGTAGGCTTTACTCTGTTCAGGGAAGTTAAGTTGCTCCCAGCTCCCCGCCACTCGAAGCCCGTGATGTTCTCTCAAACCCTGCAAATTAATCGACTCAATCATTGCCAGTGTCTTGCCACTTGCGTAACCTCTTTCTAGATGCCCATCTCTAACCGTGAGATAACCCCACAGATCTTCTAAATCTTCTTTATTTACAAAAGCACCTTGATTTAAACGTATCCAAACTCTGTAAGCATTTAACATTTTGACTGGCAAAAGTTCTTGAATCTTACAATCAAATCTTAAATTTAAATTATATAAATGATCACGGAGAGGTTCTAACATTTTATTTGTTCTTGTTAAAACCATCCAGTTTTCTCTTGAGAAGTCTATGGATTGAAAGTCTACGTTAGTATAAACTTTTCCTTCAGCATTTCTTGGTAACCATTCTTTTTTTAAACGATTTTGCATATGTGGGAATATAGATTCTGCTAGTTTATGTATTCTTTTAGGAACTCTTTGTGATTGTTTTTGCGGATCAAGAATACCTTTTAAGTTTATAAATATATTAGGATCAGCGCCTTGAAATGTATAAATAGTTTGATCATCGTCCCCTGCAATGTAAGAACGAGCACACTTACTCTCTATGTAAAAAAACATCTCCCATTGCAAAGGACTTAGATCTTGGGCTTCATCGAGGAAGACAACGTGTAGTGGTGGACACGCATCCTCCTCGACAAACTTGGAAATCATATCAGAATATTCAAACATACCTGTTTGATCTTTGTATACCATTAGATCCTCGTAGATTTGTTCTGTTAACCAGACATCTGTGCTGTAGTGTAGTTCTAATTCTAGAGCAGCATCAGATAATGACATCCTTTTATTTCTTGCATACTCTATTATTCGCATATGTGTATTTTTATATTGTGGCTGCCCTGATTCATTTACATAACTTTCAAAAGATAAATCAGCGCAAATGTTAGAATAGTTTTTAAACCCTTTCCATTTTTCATTCTTTAACAAATGTGTCGTAGTATTTAATTCTAATTCTCTAGAACCAAAAGCGTGCATAGTGCTTACAGTAACTTTATCATTATTAATTCTTCTGTTAGCCTCTTCTACCGCAGCTTTGCTAAAAGCTATGTATGCGATTTTTTCAGGGTCTGTTCCAACCACGTTTAATTCGTTTTCTAAAAGTTCCATAAGTCTAAATGTTTTACCCGTGCCTGGTGGACCAGGGATAATTATTCTACGCAAAAGGTGGCTCCTTCATTTTAGTTTTTCTTACAATAGGTTTGTTAACGTCTTGTTGTTTGACTGATATATAGCGAACACTCTTATTGTTAATCTTGCCAGGCACCTCTTCTGCACCAAACAATGTCTCTAACATTCTAGCTGTCTTAGATTTAGGATATTTCTTTGTGTCCCACAGTTTTGTTCTTACAACATATTTCCAAAAATCTTTAAATTTAAAATAACTGACACCTTCTTCTGTGTATGAAAGACCTCTCAATATGTCTTTCCAATCTTTTCCTGGTATCTTCATTGTGTAGTCTGTTAATAATTCTTTTAGCTGCACGTCTATCTTTGTAGATTCTGGCGCCTCGATTGGTATTGTGTCTTTCAGTAATTTATTTATTGCCTTTCTCCAGATTAGTTTACCCACTGGAGGCATAGCTTGGTTAATTTGTTCCAAACATTTTAGTGAGAATCTATCTGGCTCGTGTAAATCTTGTGATTCTACTTCTACTTGCTCATCACCTATAGTTACATAATACAATGGAGGATCAGAATCATACTTTTGTATTTCTTTTATTTCTGTTTCAGGCACGCCATCACCCACACCAAACTCTTGCATCACACATTTTTTAGAATTACAAAAAGATGCTATAGGTTCATCCTTACATTTATAGTTATACTCTTTACCATCGATTGATTTTATCAGTGTGTCTATTTCTTTTTTATCTAGTGGTGGTTTACAATAAGCTTCATTGTATTTAAATATTTCTCTATCCCAAGTTCCAGGAAATCTTTTCTTTGTGTATACGCCAAAGTTATACATTGCATTGTTTCTTTGGCCGTTTGGTATTCCTTGTTTTGCGATTGTAATTAAACAAGGTGGTGCACCTTCTAATAAGTTGTCAAGAACTTTTTCTTCTTTTATGGATAATTTAGAGAGTTGATCTTCTGTTAATTTTACTTTACTATGCGCTTCAAAAAATTGAATTAGATCCATAGCTGATCCATCATCTTTAATTCCATATCTCATAGACAGTGAAGCGTTGTGATAAGGTAAATTTAAAAAACTACCTGTGCCACCTTTATTCATATCTACTTTGTTTTGTTTTGGAAATATCTCTGCATTGGCATAACCTAGTTTAGCTGCCATATCTTTTAGTTTTGATCTAAATAATGCTGCAGGTACAAAATTATCTGTAAATAAAAACACGTGAGCTCCTCCAGACTTAGATCTACACACTAATAAAGGGAAGTTATGCTGACGTATTTTTTTAATTAATTCTTTGTGATCGAAGCCATTATACAAGTCAATATCTATACAGGCCCATTTACATTTGTTTGCTTCGTTTATTGGTATGATTCCGAGTGCAGGGTCTTTGCCATTTAAATGTTCTTGGAACATTTGTTTGGTGGGTGTCTTTTTTATTATAAAGGATCTTGTTTTGTGTTTACCTCTCTCGTCAAACTCCTCTGTTTTTCTAGTTTGACCGTAGGCACTATACGAGCCTTCAAATATATTTATAAATTTATCTACGTCTGTCATCACCACTATGCTTTCAGGGAGGAAGGTTCTTTTCCGGCTTGGAGCGACCCGCCTCCCCAAAACTTTATTAGCTTTTGTTAGCCATACCAGTGTAGAACTTCTTTGCTCGTTCATACATATTGGCATCCTCTAACATTCCAACTTTTTCTACGTTGTAGCCATACCATTGATTACCTTTACCTGTATTCAA